AAATATCTGGGATCACCTCTCCGTTTGCCGAAAATTTTAGAAGAACAGGTCTGACACTTTAGCACGTTAAAGTGTTAAACTTCACCGCGTTAAAGTGGTAACGTGTGAAAGTGTTGAAACATCCAGGCGTTATCCAGGTATCATCCGGCTGTAATTGTTAACAAACTATGAACTATAAAAGATCAACAAAATCCACGCATGAAATTAAAAAATATCAGTAGACAAAAAATCAAACCATGGTACTATATACATGTAACAAAGATAAGAACACAAACACAAAGCAAAGAAAGTGAGAATTGAAATAATGAAAGCCGAACAGAAACAAGAAAAGGAAAGATTGATTAAAGAAGCGGGGCGATGCTTAAAAGACGGACGTACTATAAGAGAGTGTAAAAGCGACAGACTTAAAAATATGATGAAACAAGTCTCTGCAAATGCTGTACTTATTGATCTGTGCGAATTAAACCATATAATCGTTTCAAACATTTGCGATGGAGATTTCGAAAGTGTACAGCCGCATATTGAAGAAATCACAGACCGATTAGCCACGTGTCTAGCCATCATGAAAGCAAAAGGTGAAAATCTTAATGAAGTTACAACAGACGAACAAATAGACTATGCTGTAGAGTATACCATTTTTGAGCAAACAAGGAGAAGTGATGAGTAAACCGATTAGAAAAGTCAACATTCCAGAAACTACAAGAATCAACTTTGTCGACAAGCGCACAACCATAAAGGAGACGGATGAAGATGGTGGAATCGCTTTTTATGATCTCGATTCAACCCTACTGTGTGAGGGATATTTCACAAGCCAAATTCGCGGTGAGCTTCAAAAAGTTGAAACAGATAATGAGACTTATTACACTTTTACGTTCAACAATGGCGAGAAAACGCATTACCGCAACTTCTACAAGTTGCGTAAATGACGGCATACATGCATCTGGGTTACCACCGTAGACCATAACACAACACACTATAATATAAACGGCTGATATTACATACTAATATAACATTACACTTCAAACAAATAACAAAAAAGGAGACTTAAAATTATGAAGAAATTTGAACTTGTATCTGGTGACGAAAAATGCGTAAAGCTTGTAAAAATTAACGGTACAACCGCCCTTGCAAAAGACGCGAAACCATCCGGCAAGCTTTTAGGAATTGTAATGGGTACAGATGAAGATACTTTCAAAGTTACCTATTACTTATGTATCGAGACTGAAGAAGGTTTTGGCATTTATGCAACAGGTGTGCAGCGTGAAATTGAAAAAATCGCTGATTTATTAACAGATGCTATTGCAGATGGGCATGATTTTATCATTGAATGTACAACAGGCATTTCAAGGAAGTCAAATCAGACGTTCTTTAAAATCATGGTAAGAAGCTTTTAAACGCGGCAACGATCAACAGTGCGGTTGATATCCAAAACATAGAACGGAAACTTAATCAATTTGTTCGTTTTTTTGCATCTATAAGGGACTGTGGAAACAGTCCCTTTTATAATTACATAATGTTAACAATTTGTTCATAAAATATCTCATATTTGTTTACATTTATATGATAAACTTAAAGAACAAAAAAGAAAGTGAGGTATGAATATGTATTTGGAAAGTCAATTATTACAACTTCAACATGCTATTGTTTTGAGAGCTTTAAAAGACATTAAAACACCTGTTTTGAGACGCAAGTATTACCGCGAAGTTAGAAGCTCACTTGAAACATTTGCACCGCTTTATCATATGACGGCTGATGAAATGATACAAAGCGCAATCGCAAGCGGCTACATTGAGCCTTTTACAGAAAGAGAGGTGAAGGAGTATGGCAAGTAAACAAAAAGAGCGCATTGGCGAAGTCCAACGCGCGAAAGGGATTTTATATGACGTGTCCAATGGAAAGTATGTTTTGCTCAAGAAACATTATACAAAAGATGAGTCACTTCTTTTGTTGAGAACTTTAGGCAAAAGAGCGCAAACCAGACTTGCAACCCTTAGAGAATATTTTAGCGAACGTGGTAAACGTTACACTGGTGAAATCAATCCTATCTACGACAGATATAAAGGGTACGATATTAAGTATCAAGGCTTATCTTTGCAAGCGATTCAGAAAAAAGTTACAACCGCAATCGAGATATTAAACGCAAAGCAATCAACTTACACGGGGTACAGACAGTTACAAAATAAAGCATACCAGAAAATGATAGAGAATCATCCAAAACTAAAAAACTTATCTTTTGAAGATTGGAAGAAAATGACCACATATATGGGCGCTTGGCAATCAGCGCACGAAGGTGAACAGTATGATAGTGAACAGTTACTCGCCTATGTTAACTGGGCTGGAAATACACTGGGTAGCGGCTTTGACGGACTAGCAACCATGAATCCAGAAGACGTTGATCTCGATGCGTGGTTTTTAGATGTGCAACGTGAGGGCAGTTCTGGAGAGTGGCTATCTCTTGATCAAGATTTTGACGACATTTAAGAGAGGCGCAAACAATGGCAAAACGAAAAGAAAAAATTTCATATTGTAAAAAGTTTCTTTGTTTTGACATTGAAACGACTCACGAACACATATCGGAAGACTGTGACATAATCTACACATGGCATTGGTCGGTTATGGATAGCGACTATAACTATAATACATGCTCCTCATGGTCAAGTCTATATGACTACTTACATAACCAATATCAAACATTCGCCACACAAGGCGAAAACCGCTTAATCGTCTATGTACACAACCTTTCCTATGAAATGGAAGCAATAATCAGAAACTTAGAAGGACATACCATGACAGGCGGCTTCTACATGGATACCCACGAACCCTTATATCTTATCATTGATGATGTGCTAGAGTTTCGGTGTAGTTACAAGCTTACTAATAAAGGTCTTGCGGCTTGCGGTGAAGATGTAGGACTTGAAAAGCTTGAAATGAATTACAAAGATATCGTAAAACCAGGCGAAACTTTGCCGCAAGACAAAGAGCGCTATACATACCGTGATGTAGAAATCATGGTGGCAAAAATCCACCAACTAGAAGAACAGGAAAATAAGCCGTTTTACGACTTCCCTTATACAAACACTGGATTCTTACGTAACGAACTCCGCGCCATCATGAAAAAAGACGCTAAGTGGATGAAGATGTTTAAAAACACTTCACTTGACTACGATAGATATCTCATCTGTCGAAAAGCTTTCATGGGTGGTTACGTACACGCCAACTATATCTATGCTGGTCAAATCATGATTGATGTAGATAGCTTCGACTTTGGTAGTGCGTATCCGTTCGCAATAGGAACTGAAAAGTTTCCGTGTAGTCCACTTAGACCGTTAAAAGGTGCGAATATATACGACTTGAAACGTTTAATGAGCACTGACAATTACTTATTTATTTGCACAATCACAGCAAAGAACGTTCGCGCAAAAGGCACAATGACTTTTCTTAGCTCATCGCATTGCGAAGTATCAAGTGATAGCGTTTTGGATAATGGTAGAATCTACAAAGCAGATATGATAAAAACAACATGTACTAGTCTTGATCTTGCTATTATATTGCGTATGTATAAGATTGATGCCATACGTGTTGACGAATGTTATTATTGCAGAGCTGACTACTTGCCATCTGGAATAGTCTCAACTATGCTAAAATATTATAACAAAAAGCAAAGTTTAAAAGGTGTAGAGGGCGAAGACCTCAATTACGGAAAAGCAAAAAACCGTGTAAACTCTTTTTATGGCATGTTTGTTCAAGATCCTATTCATGATGTTGTTACACTTGACGGTACTGAATGGAGCCTAGACCATTGCGCAATTACAAATAAAGAGGAAATTTCCGCACAGCTTGAAAAATTTTATAAGTCGTTTAGAAGCTTTTTACCATATCAAATAGGCGTTTTTATCCCAGCATGGACACGCTACCATTTAATGCATGATATAGTATCAAAAATTGACAGGAATGTCTTGTATTGTGATACCGACAGCGCAAAAGTTATCAACCGCGAAGAATGTTTGGAAGTTATAAACAGCTACAATGAATATGCAAAATACAAAGTTGATCTTGCAATAAAGCGATATGGACTTAACTACACTCTTCCAGATTTGGGAGTTTTTGACTGGGAGACAAAGAAGAAGGGTTCATGGGTGAAATTTAAAACCTTTGGTGCTAAAAAGTACATATATCAAGAGCGTGACGGACAACTATACATGACGGTGTCGGGACTCTCGAAGAAAGCTGTAGAATATCTTACGTCAATCGAAGATTTTGAAATTTTTACAACTTTCGACAAAGATGTATCTGGAAGGACAATATCACACCCAACAACAAACTTAATTCCTACTTATGACAATGGCGGTACATGGATAGAGGACACCACTTATACTTTATCAATTTCACCAGAATATGGCGCTTTGATTGGAATAGACGTTTATAGCATCAAACCGACACTAATAACAAAAGAGGGAAAGAAAGAAAATACAGATGTAGATATAAGTAAACGTTTAGAAAATTTTACGGTAAAAACAAAGCACTTATCACCAATAATTTTAGAAAAGATAGGAGAATAATATTATATGGAAATAGAGAATTTATATATAACAGTAGGTGACGAAACCTATATAAACATTCCATCATTGTATACTTTAAACGCTGACGTTTATATTGTTTTTGGTGAGCGTTCGGCGGGTAAAACATACTCAGTTTTCAAGGGCTTATTTGACGACTATGATAAAACAGGGGCGCAATTTGTCTATATGCGTACACGCGAAGATTATCTTATCCGTGGTAGAGCGTGGGGGGCTGTTGCAAACATAAAGCCTTATGTAGAAAAAACGCTATGGAAAGAAGAAGCAAACTTGAATTACTATAGTGGTGTTTATCGCAAACAGGAGTTAGGGCGTAATAACAAATGGGTATACTCTCCATGTGGATATAGCTCATCAATTGCCTCATGGATGAAATACAAAGGTAACGGCTACGATTCAGTTAAAACTATATTTTTAGACGAATTTATCGAGGACGACGACACTACTACAATAATACCGCTGTCGAGAAACGAATTTTTAAAAGGATATAGTCAGCAAATATCAACCATAGTTAGAAGACGAAAAGACGTAAAAATTGTAGCATGTGCAAACAGCATCAACCCCAAAAGCCCTCTTTTTGATTATTACAACATTGACGCACGTAAACTAGAGCAGGGAAAAGTTTACATTTTCAATCGTAAACTTGAGGATGGCGATACACTGAAAATTTGCGTTCTCTATACCGAACCACCCAAAAAAGTACACGTTTCAAAACATCTTGCCGTTTATGAGTCCCAAACAAATGACATGACTATAAACGGAGCTTGGCAAGAGGAAGTCTATCCAGAAATTTATAATCATTTATCATGGAAGTGGTACGCGGAGTTAACAGTTAAAACCAACCGTGTTTACATTGCAGACTTTGGAATAACCGTAATATTTCCAGAAAAGCAACGTTGCCCTATGGTAATTGTAGACGGTAAATACAAATCAAAAAACAATATACTCACAAATGAGCTATATTTACCGACAACACGCAAATTGATAGAGTGGATGTTATACTACAAACGCACCTCACAAATCTGTGCAAGCTCAAAAGTAGCAAGCGAAAAATTTAACGACTTAATCAAACGAGTTCTTATTGACAAAAACTAAACCTATGATAAAATAAAGTTGGGACTACTAGACAGACTGTGAAGAGCAGAGTAGTTGTGCAAACTGTCAGCACGGGCGTGGAGACACGCCCACCTTTTTAGAAAGTGAGGTGTTGTGATGGATGTAAGCGCAGTAACACAAATAATTACAAGTGTAGGCTTTCCTATTTGCATGACGTTAATCTTATGTTACTACATCAAGTACCAGACAGACGTTCATAAAGAGGAAACAAAAGAGTTGACAAACGCTATCAACTCACTCAGAGAAATGATATCAGAAATTAAAACAGAGTTGGAAGGTGGTGTTAAGGAATGACATATTATGAGGTAATTAAGAAAGCTTTATACATGTTTTATCACCGTGATGAGTACGCTTATTTTTATGGTGCAAAAGGACAGGTGCTAACAGATGATGTGATGAACACTTTAATCAGTCTCGAACCCGCGTACTTTTCAAAATACACAACACAGGAGCTTGCAGCATATAAAGCTTTCTCACGCGGTAAAATCGGACTTGATTGTAGCGGCTTCGTTTCCGCTGTTGTAGGTGTGCAAAATTACAGCACTGGACACTATCATGACGGAGCAGAAAAAACAACACCGCTTTTAGGTACAGAAGGAAACGGCTTATATTCATCTTTTGACGGTAAAGGTAGACACGTTGGAATTGACATTGGTTATGGTTTCTTTCTGCATATGCCAAAAGAGGGGCATACCATCGAGTTAGGCAGAATTGTAGAATATGAATGGGAACACAGTTTTCACTTTGCAAACATTAACTATGAGGGGGCGAAAGCATGATTGATATTGAAAAAATGGTAACAACTTTAAACATTCCAGACGGCATGACTGTTGATGAAATGCGAAGAATTGTTGTAGACGTGCTTGACATGGCGAAAGCTTCAAATGAAGCTGAGAAAGCAATTGCAACAGAAAACGCAACACTGAAAACAGAAAATGACCGACTCAGCAAGCAGAACTTAGAGCTGTTCAACCGTGTGACAACTTCCATTTCTCCGTCTCCAGAAACAAAGGATGATGACGATGACGAAAAAGAGGAAATCACAACAGACGATATTTTAAGCTATTATATTTAAGGGGGTATGAATTATGGAAAAAACAACAAAACCGCTGACAAGCGCGGAGCGCGGTGTCAATCTTTTTAACGATGCACGAAAAAATTCTTCAAATGAGTATATGCGTGCGACAGGCGAAGTTACAGTTGCAACTTCCATTAGTCATGCTATGACGTCAATCGTCAAGTATGCACCATTCATGAATGAATTTTTGCATTATGTTGTAAATAAAATTGTTATTCAGTCAGTAGAGTCAAAGATGTATACCAATCAGTATGCAATGCTGAAAAAGGAAGGTTTTCCACTTGGAACCGATCTTGAAATGAACTATGTCAATCCGGCTATGGGACGTGACTATGATATTTCTCTTGGTGCAACGCTTCTCCAGGTAACAAAACCAGATGTAAAAACTTGTTATTTCCGTCAGAATCGTAGACGTCAGTTCCCTGTCACGATTCCTCGCGAACTTATGGAAGGTGCTTTCACATCATGGGAACAGCTTGACAGCATGGTGTCGGGTATGGTAACAAGTCTTTTCAGCGGAAATGAGATTGAGGAAGAAAACCTTATCAAAAAGCTGATTCAGACTTCTGTTAAAAACAACGTTGTGATTAAGAAGGAAATCGCATGGGATGACAACGACCCTGCAAATTCATCCGTAACATTTATTAAGACGATTCAGAAAATCGCACTTGATATTACACATGCATCAAGTAATTTTAATAACTACCAGGCATACGCAACCGCACAGGGAATTGTAGGCGCTACACCTGCAATCACATGGACTCCTTCCGACAGCTTGTATCTGTTTGTACGAAGTGATGTACTGGTTAACTGCAATGTTGAAACACTCGCTGGTGCTTTTAATATGAGCAAAGCAGACTTAGTAGGGCGTGTGACACCATTCCCAGACTTTGACTATCTTGACTTTGAATCTGACGTAGACCCTGCAACAAACTATTGGAAAACTATCAAGGATGATCAAAACATTCTTGCCGTACTTGCAGATGTTAATACATTTGAGTATCGCGACAATCTGAGTACAAGCGGTGACTTCTATAATGCCGCTGGTTTATACCAGAACCAGTATTTAAACGTATGGCAAACATACGGCATTAGACCTTGGGGAAACGCGGTAGCTATCTGTAAAAACGCATAATAAAGGGGGGATTTTATGACAACTGTATATCTGTTTGATTCGCCATTTGACGACAGCGGAAAACACTTGTTAATCCCGACAGAGAGAAACGCTGAGGGGTTCTTGAAAGAACTTCTCAGCGTTCTTTCTTATAAACGCTACGATAACGTAACGTGGGAAAGACAGGGACAAACGTTTAGGTGTCCTGTCAGAGCAGATGAGTTAAGACGCTATAACTACATGGCATATAAAAATGAATCACGCATTGAATTTGCTTATATCATTGACTATCAGTACGTTAATAATAAACTGACATATGTAAATACATCTATTGATTTTTGGGCTACATATATTGATAAATTCACATTTCATCCGTCTCCAATCATGAGACAGCACCCCGCAAGTGACGGACTTTTCGCGAACTTCTATCCCGAACCGACACAAGTTGACAGGTGGGAAATTGCGCGAACCGAATACGGCTTTTCAAAAGACGATGACGACAGCGTTTATCTCATGACCGCAAACAATACGGATACCTACGAAAACCGTTCTAGTGATTTTTACGCGGCAATTGCAAATTTTGCCATGGGCGACTATGGACAAATCAATAATTTCTTTTCGTTGGTATCTGTCAACCCTTGCGAATGTGGCGGCATAGTCCAAAGTAACACAAGTAAGCTGTCGAGAGCACAGGCGCTTGAAGTAGTTAAACGTTATGCAAAGTGTGGTAGGCAAGAGGATATCATCGGAGCTTATCACGTACCAAAGTTTTTTGCTACTGACATTAGCGGTGAAAATCTGGACAAAGTTGATAACAGAACGGGTGAGGTTGAGCTAGTGCAATCTTTTGTTGAAAAACCATTATGGAACAAACTTTATACTTCCCCACAGTTCAACAAGCTTACAGTTAACTGTGGTGGAAGCGCGAAAGAGTATGATTTTCGATACTTTGATGAAAGCGCCCTGTTAGCCAAAAAGTTTAAATTCAAATGGGCGGCTAATCAATCACAGCTTGGCGGCATTGTTATTACACCCGAACAATACGGAAACGGAGTTAATGGAGACTATTCCCTTGCAAGTAGTACGTGGGATAGTGTGCAGTTATCGACTACACAGTTAAACAACAGCGGAGTCATGCGCGACTTTGGAAACTTTGGCGTTGCGTCAATCGGAAATCTCTTTTCACTCGATATCAAGGGCGAATTACAAGCGGCAGAAACATTTGCAGAAAACTTAGGTGCAAAATTTGAAGAATCAGACCTCACAATTGGAAATCCAACAGGAACTATTGCAATGTATAACGCTTTGTTTCCTATGATTTCAGTTGCCTGGTACTACCCTTCATTGCAAGACATAAGAAAGTTTAACAATTATTTTTGTATGTACGGCTATAATTACAATGGTAGTTTAGCAGATATCGTTATTGATTCTTTGCCAATTGTAAACTACGTTCACACAAGCGGCGCAATCATAACCGCGGAAAACGCACCACAAGACGCCATCGCATATATGGCAAATCGCCTTGATAGTGGTGTATGGTTTTGGCATGGTATCGGAAATTACAAGCACACTGACAAAATTTTAGAAAATCATTTTCCAGAAAGTGAGGGTGGTTAAAATGGCAACATATATTGGCGAAGCTTCTAAAGATGAAAACGGCAATCTTAGGGGCGGTAAAGACGGAGATCAAAACGGGCTTGAAGTCCGCGTAACAGGTTGGTTTCCTCAAACAGGGGACGGTAGGCGCTGGGATTGGATAGCACGTATTCGCAACCGTCCAGACGTTGCAAGAGGAATTGCAACACTTATGATAGAGTCGTGTGATAATCAAAACGTTGGATATAATCAAGACAGACGGGAGACTTTCACAAATGAATGCAGAAAAGTTGGGTGGAAACCGAAAAACGTTACTACTCCGTGCGCGACTGATTGCAGTGCTCTAGTAGCATGTGTATTAAACTGTCTGAATATCAAGGTGAGCACAAGCATGAACACATATAGCGAACTTGGCGAATTAAAAAATACAGAGCTGTTTGACATATTATATGACAGTAAGTACTTGACAACTGGCGACAACTTACAAGTTGGCGATATTTTACACATGCCAGGGCATACAGCCATAGTTGTACAAAATTCAGAATCTACACAACCAGTTCCCGAGGAAAATAAAGAGAATGAACAGGTTGGTGCGCGAATGTGGATAAATTGGCAAGTTTTCGAATCAGGTAAAGAATACTCAGACACTAGCGGTTGGTATATAAATGGTGATAAAGGTAGGGCATACGGGCGTTATCAATTTGATTATCGGTACGGACTAGTGCCCTTTATGCAATTTTGTATACAGCACTATCCTAATCTTTTCAGTGGCTTTCAGACCTACATTGATTTGGGTGTTGGAAATGAGCAACTTGTTAGCAACAGCGGACTGAAGCAGTTATTCATGGACTACACTAACAATCACTTAGCCGAATTTTCCAAAATGCAAAACTGGGCGATGTTTAACAACTACTATAGTTTAATCAGAAGTGAGATACAGAAACATTTGGGCTATGATGTATCAAACGTTGGGGCGTATGCCGTGGGAACTGCCGCAAGTATCGCAATTCGTGATAGTGGATACTGGGACGCTGTAAAGGATATCTTCACGGGAACAACAGGAAAAGAGACAGAAAGTGATTGGATAAAATTAGTCATGGCACGTCAAAACGCTAAAACGGGTGCTAATGACGGCAACCGCTGGACAACAACACAGTACAACCGCGTCTTTGCCGACATGCAAGCCCAAACAGGTGTTATCCAAATCGGAGAAGGAACAATTTCAGATTCTACAACCTCACACGCCCCCGTCAATCCCTCGGGAAGCGATGCGGGAAGTGCAAGTGGTAGCGGCACAACTGAAGTTGTACAACCAACAACACAGCCGCCACCTATTGGCGGCATTGATGCTAGAAGCATGTTTTGTCCCTATTGGTCTTTAAAATACTTTTGTAATGTTTTACCACTCAAAATTGATAATTGACAATGACGGTCAATATGGTAAAATGAGGGTGGAAGGCTGAGGGGTGAGGGTGAGGGGTGAGGGATAAATTTACAAAGTTCGTTTAGAAAGTGAGGTGTCGAGATTGAAAAGAAATACTAAAAATCAGAATACACAAACAGAGAATTTACTGGCAATCGGTTTGTATTATACTTTTTTGCGTAGGATTGCTGTTGATGCGTGGACTTTTGAGGGACTGCCGTTTGACGACGATGACGTTTACAGACATGCGAATAACATTTTGAATGAAAATTTTGTACTCGGCAAGCTTGGGGGACTCTGGAAAGAAGATGGATTTTATGTTGTCGGAAATTGCACATCGTCAAGTACTAAAACGTGGTACGGTGGCGCGACAAAATATCAGTGTATGACATTTGTAAATACAGTCAGTAGAGATTTGGGCGAAGTGGCTACGCTAACGGCTAGCTTGTCACCATTTACAGATTACGACATTGTTTCTATTGATGGTCTGTGCAGACACTATGCCGCGTTGCTTTACGAATGCGACAGGTGTATAAACGTAAACCTTAAAGCACAGAACACGCCCGCCATCTTAAATGCTCCAGATGGTCAAGAACTAACGTTTTCCAATATGTATGAGGAAATCGCGGGTCATAAGCCTGTTGTTTATACTAGGGATATGTCACCGCTTAAAAGTCAGTATGATGATATTAGGCAGATTGTTTTCCAGACACCCGCGCCATTTGTTGCGGGAAATGTGGAACAGCTTAAATCAATGTTAATGTCGGATTTTATGTTTATGCTAGGTGTTAACGGAAGAACACAGTCAAAAGTTGCGCAAGTTTCAAGCCTTGAAGTTATGCAAGATGCCCCTACACTTATGGTTCTCAGGAACAGTTATGAACAGGCAAGACAAAATTTCTGTGATCAATGCAACAAAAAATTTGGTCTTAATGTGAAGGCTACGTTTAACGACTCGAATATTGGCGATGTTGGTTTGCTCGATCAATTTTCAGTTATGGACACCAATAGAGACACAGTAGAAACCGTTAAGAATGTTGGTTTAGAATCTCAAGAAAAGGGGGATGGTGAAGATGACAATTCCAATGATTGACACTAACTTTTTGGATAACGATAAGTATTGGTATGATGTGGGGGCGGCGTATACGCTCCATGTGTATGATATTTTGCAGAATGCACAGGTTGGGAATGATAGGAAGTCTAATAAAAGCTTGTTTGATAATTATGATTTTGCGGCTTTTGGGCTTGACGATTATCCGCTTTTCAGTGAGGATTTTAGAAAGCCAATTAACGATATGATTATTCGCCATTTTTTGGAGTGGCAAATCGGTTATGAAACAGACTTTCTTTTCCGTGAGCACATAAGAGGAGACATGGCAAGAATCATGCCCGAACTAAACATCAAACTAAAAGCGCGGTTTGAAGCTTACAACACTGAGAAAATGTTTGAGACGGAAAACAGCAAAAGTACTCATGTTTCCGATGATTGGCATAAATTCTTGGATACTCCGCAAGGTCAAACGGATTTATTGGATGACAACTATTTGACGAATGTTTCAAAAAATCATGTGGATGATTCTACCACGCACAGCGGTTCAAGTGGGACTGCCGCGGCTAATGCACAGACTTATACAAGTGCCGTGTGGGATTTTGAGACAGAAATTTGTGATAAACTGAAACATAATTTTTTGGGGCTGTTTAGATAAACGTTGACGAAAGCGGAACTTGTGTTATAATGTGAGTAGAATTATGAAAGTGAGGTGTTTAGAATGACTAATATACCTATTATCAACCCGCCCGACAAAGAGCATTTGGGCTTTTGTTGGCATCATCAATTCACAATTCCTTTACTTTTTGATGATTGTTTGTCGCTTTTACAGAAAGTTTGTGCACTTTGGGCAAAGTTGAATGACGTTATTGACGCATTGAATGTGTTTAATGCCAAATTTAATGCGTGGGCAAAAAGCGTAGAAGATTCTTTAAAAGATTTGTATGCGAAGTATGAGGCGCTTGATACTAGAGTAACAAATATTGAGGAGCAGTTGCAAAATATTCAGACTGAATTGAATAATATTAAAAATGATATTACAAATATCAAACAGCGTTTAGACAATATCGAAAATAGAGTGTCAAATATCGAAAATGAAATCACAGATATTAAACAGTCAATTTCCAACATTAACAACTCTATTACACAGATTCAAGCTGATTTATCCGCGTTAGAGGCTAGGGTGGAAAAGTTGGAAGATTTGTTGAAGAATCTTAACATCATTCCACCTATTGATATTTATAATGCAACAGATGAGGAATTTAAAACTGGACTTTGGCAGAATTGGTGGAAATGGTTACAGCCAAAACTATATTTTCCAGTTGCTGATATTGCCAATGGCTGGGAATATTCATCAAACGTCGTTTGGTGGGACACTACGACACGTTTACCGCGCTATTTCCAGTTAGGTCGTGTCACACAACCTATTACATTATGTAAGTTGCCTTTTGTGGCAGTCAGAAAAGACACGTTTGATCATAAACCGACAATCGCAGATTTGCGTAATATTAGCCCGCGGTTTAACAACGACGCTTTCACAGCGGGAGATGGTTTTTTTGATTTTCCATTGACTGCCCCGTTCGGATTTACCATGGATGAAATCAAATTCCAAACATCATATATTCCATTTTTGCCATCTAATAGCTGTCTGTACTACTCACGTACAGGCGGTGCGGTTGACTCGATAAAAAATATCAACTGTGGGGTACGTCTTCAAGTACCGATAACAGGTACTTCAGCTAAACTATCTGTTTCAAGTGATATCTTAATTATGGGTGCGTGTCCTAATAGCGTCCCTCTTACAGAAAATACAAAGTGGGATATGTACATTTACGCTGTTGCAGAAAATGGATAATATTAGAAAGTGAGGTGTTTATATATGGATTTATTGAAATATTTGGAGCCTATGAAGAATATTCCAGAAAGGTTTTCTAATCTCGCGTTTTGGCGTGGGGTGAGAAAGCTGAGGGATGAGGTTGTAAATGCTTTTGAGTATGTGGATAGTTGGGGGGAGAATATCGAGAGTAACCTTTCCCATTTACTAACGAACGTTTCGGTATTGCCAATTACTTCAATACAAGCAGATGAAGGCGGTGCGAAGCAAATTGGCTATAATAAATACGCCTTTTATGTGCATAATAGTGGTACGTTTGATATCTGTGATATTCCACCAAATGCTGTCGGCGTATCTGTAACATGTCATATTTCTTACACTGTTAATAGTCAGCCTTATTATTTATCAACTATCAATTACACTCTGTACAAAGTTGATCACGGAAAATTGAAAGGATCTTGGTATGGTAATAATGCAGTTTTTTACGATCCTACATTAACAAGCGAAAATTATAAAAGTTTCACTAATCCATATTTAATATATGATGTTATATTTTCATTAAAAATATAAAACATAGCCGCCATTATTGGCGGCTTTTTGTTTGTTATTTGGTTGGGAAAGTTATTTCCAAGAGATAGCTAAGGGATGTTAAGACGAATGACATGCTTATAAGCTCTTTTGAGGTTTCAACCTTTTGTACTTCTTGGAAGAAAGATCCAATCATTCGTTTTGCTGTTTTGTCCTTGCCGTATTTCATAACTAATTCTGAAATTTCATCATACATCTGGTTTTTCTGTTTTGTTGTTAATGCATCCATAGTCAGTCCTCACTTTCTATTTTTTCCATTTAATATTGTTTATGCCAATGTACATTCCACCGCGTACATCTCTTTATAACCTTGCATTTTCAGCACTTCTTTAGCACGTTTTATTGCGTTGTCACAGCTATATCCGTTACATGCTACATATTCGGGGAAGATTGAGTCTGTGTTTTCGTCATAGACTGCCATCTCTACTGTGTATGCTCTGTATTGTTTTCTCATTTTATACCTCACTTTCTCCTGTCAATCTCTTGTGGATATCGTCACGAGCCACCCAGTATTCAATTGTCATATAATTTGTTGAGCGTCTGCCTTTATAGAAACACGGTCTTGTACGAACTACGCCTTTTCCATACTTGCCGTTATATGCGTGTACGGTTGAGCAACCTTCGTTCATATAACCTGGTACATCTGCACATGTTACATAGTACAAGCCGCGTCTGTGACAGTATTCGCGAGTATCATCTAATAATGCGTTCATTTCTGGAATATCGTCAATTGTGTTGCGCTTATAGATCCCGTAAAGATTCATATTTACTCCATTTCTCACCGTCAAGCCGTTATGTCAGCTATGATTGTTATTATCTTCATGCTCTACTTTTATTATATCTACGTGATTCGTGATATCCTGTTGCTTCCTCATTATATGCCCCCCATATACCACTTTCAACATTTTGCATTGAAAGTTTTCTCTCTATATAGTGCCACATTTCATTTGATATTTTACCTCTCGCCCACATTGTATTTTTTCTTCTCATAAAGTGCATGTAACATTCATCATATGAAACTAACGTCTTACATTTTTGCAATCTTGCAATTGTTTCTTGCATTTCTCTATATACGGTTAGATATCTCTGTCGCTTTTCGTCTAACATATCAAAATCAATGTTGGCGAGAGTGTTTAAGCTAACGTGATGCCATTCCGGATTGATAATTGCTTCATATCGTTTCCATGTTTCCTTGCAATGATCTTCGCCGCAACATCTGTTTCCTATTCTGTCGGCTGGACAACCATAATAACCTTTATTGTACATTTTACATTTATGTGCAATTGTATTTCCATAACGTTGTCTTAACAATTCTTCCATATTCAATACTGTTTTCACACAATCATCGTTCATGGTCACTCGTGGTGATTCTCCAAACATACCGTAAATAGAATCTGTTCTTGTTTTCATACTATATCCTTTCTTCCCGTCATGCCGGTAGAACAGCTGTTATATTAGTTACATTTCATTTTCTCACAAAACTCTTTGTATTTTCGAGTGTATGCATAACTTTCTTTAAATATTGTGTTACATGCAATATATAAAAGTGGTTCATTTTCTTCTATAACTTTCAAATCTTTTTCAAGATTTCTATTGTATGGGCATCCGGCACATCCTGTTCGCTTCATTCCATATTTTGTATAACAATCTGAATTTTTAATATCAAATATGTTTATGTATTCGGCTTCGTCATCATTTGATAACCAGAACAACGGTCTGTATGAAGCGACATCTTTTCCGACATCAAAACATGTTTTTATTTTTACACTACGAATTCCCCCCTCAGACTTTCGAAGTCCTGTAACCATACATTCTATATTATTATCCTTTATATATTTCAAACTAACTTTTTTCTTTGCATATGTACAGCACTTTTTTGATATTCTGAATTCTGGTGGATTTTGAATAATAAATTCCTTTAAATATTTATTATATGAAATGTTGAACATGGAATTTTTAAAACTTCCACATTCTCTGTGATTTGTCCACCATGATATTGCACCTTTAATTTTTGGATATTCTTTTATTAACTCATCATAACTTTTATCTTTCCACTTGAAGTTGTGTCGTTGCAAAGTGTCAATCATTTCAGATACAAATTTATTCAAAAACGGTTGTCCATCTTCCTTGCATGTTTTTGGTATCGGTTTTATCGCGCGGTATCTTTCTATGGTTATTCCATAATGATTTTCAAGGTACTCCAGATGTTTGATTGTAGCTCTATATTCAACACCCGTATCAAACCAGACATAGCGACATTTTTTATCTTTATCAAGTGAACTAATTAAATCTACTACAATATCGCTATCTTTACCGCCAGATACCGATACAGCAATTCTACTGTACTTCTTAATTACGGAGTCGGCTTTTGTGAATGCGTCAATAATGGTAAAGTTTTTAATATTATCTTTGAAATCTTCCATGTTCATTTCTCCTTTCTCTTTATGGTTATATTATAGCAAATATCATGATATATACAATGATATAATTTAACCTCTTGTCAGAAGATTTATTGATCTTTTATAATTCATAGTTTGTTAATATTTGTGACATAATTTGTTCACACTTTCACACGTTACCACTTTAACGCGGTGAAGTTTAACACTTTAACGCGGTGAAGTTTAACACTTTAACGTGCTAAAGTGTCAGACCTGTTCTTCTAAAATTTTCGGCAAACGGAGAGGTGATCCCAGATATTT